AATCCAGATGCAGGTTTATTAGAAAAAGCTGTCCGTTGGGTTATCATCTTGATCGTCTTGGTATTTGATCCCCTAGCACTTGTATTAATACTAGCCGCTGATCAGACATTTGAGTGGCATCGTCCACGTAAGCGTTTACCTATCGATCAAGAACAAGAACAACACCCAGGGTGGAAACAGCAATGGATACCTACTACCGAAGATCCATGGCATGATATCGAGCCCCTGACTGAAGAACAGCTAGACAAAATCAAGCAGGAATCAGGCGTAGACCAAACCAGCGATTTAAAAGAGTTAGATATACCTGTGCTTGAAGGTGAAGAAACACAGGCTCAACGCCTAATAGATGAAGCTGAAGCTAAGAATCAAACACTCACACGCGAACTTGAGGCAGTGAAAGCAGTCGCTGAAAACCTAAAAAAAAAGTTCGTGAACTTATTAACCAACCCCCTAAAGAAAAAATAGTAACGCAGGAAGTCATCAAAGAAGTTCCTGTAGAAATAATCAAAGAAGTCATAGTAGAACGTCCAGTTGAAATAGTAAAAGAAGTTATAGTAGAACGTCCTGTTGAAGTAATCAAAGAAGTCTATATCGAACGTCCTGTCACAGCACCACAACCCGTCGTAGAATTACCAACTGCTGATATTCCATATGCGGACCCACCACCTCTACGTGGTCGTCCAGCACCAGCCACAGACGAAGAACCTATAAATCCCATACCTAAAGCGGTAGTTATAAATGAAAATCCTAATCAAATAGTAATACCAGACTTCAGTATCAATGCAGAATCAACTGCACCAGTTAATGCGGGATTTGGCACGAGCTTTCCCACAAATCCCGTCAAAGGTGACATGTATCTGCGTGTAGATTATCTACCTAGCCGCTTATACAAGTGGAATGAAAAGAAATGGATAGAAGTAGACAAATCCAAGACTGATAGCTTTGCCTACGATCGTGCATATATACAACATCTAATAGAAAAGATTGACAGTGGAGAGTATGACATCGATCTACTCACAGACACTGAACGTGATCAAATCAAGGAGTATTTAAATGATCAATCAAAATAGCAGATTTATTACCTATCCCAGCACAGTAGATAAGGTGCGCAAAACTGTGATAATAATAGATATCAAACCAGCAGATTTTATCGTGCTTAACGAATTCCTACAAAAATCAACTAACGATTTTGATGTCTACTTATATGACGGTGAATCACATGATTTGGAATGGTTAAATCACGTTACTAAAGACTGCGATCATGTGCTGATAGATGACACCAGCCAAGTAAGGATCACACCAGAATCTACCAATGTCCGATATGGAATTGGATTAGAATATCAGACTCCCTATAGTTACTTTACCAAACTGATTGACACTGTTGATGCAGTTAGTGTATAATTACATAAATAATATACTAATATAATCAAGGAAAGGATTGGATGGCATTTGAAAATTCATTAAAAGGCAGCACAGTTTACGTCCGCAACGACAACGTCGAACAGGCTATGCGCAAATTCAAAAAGAAGATGCAGGACAGTGGTTTACTACAGGATCTACGTGATCGTGAATTTTATGAAAAACCAACTGCATTACGTAAACGCAAAGCCAGCGCAGCCAAAAACCGTTGGAAAAAGAAACTACAAAGCCAACAGTTGCCCAAAAAATTATATTAGTATATTATAGATTTTTGCAGTAATAAATAATTGTATAGAGTGCCTGACTAGGGCTCTATAATTTTAGATCTTGCTTAATAAAAGGAGAAACTATATGTCTAAGATCATCGGTATCGACTTAGGAACCACCAACTCATGCGTGGCTATCCTAGAAAACAACAAACCCAAAGTAATCGAAAACAATGAAGGTGCTAGAACCACACCCAGTATCGTTGCATACGGCGACGAGATCCTAGTTGGTGCACCAGCTAAACGCCAAGCAGTTACTAACCCAAAGAAAACTATCTATGCGGCCAAGCGCCTAATTGGTCGTAAGTTTGAAGAAAAAGAAGTGCAAAAAGACATCGATCTAATGCCTTTTGAAATCGTTAAAAACAAAAATGGTGACGCATGGGTCAAAGTAGGTGATAAAGAACTAGCACCTCCACAGATTTCAGCAGAAGTCCTTATCAAAATGAAAAAGACCGCTGAAGACTATCTAGGTCATGAAGTCACACAGGCAGTTATCACTGTTCCAGCTTACTTCAACGATGCACAACGCCAAGCTACTAAAGACGCAGGTAAGATTGCAGGCCTAGAAGTCCTACGTATCATCAACGAGCCAACAGCGGCCGCTCTGGCATTTGGTATGGACAAGCAAGAAAAGCGTGATCGTAAGATTGCTGTATATGACCTAGGTGGTGGAACATTTGATATCAGTATTATTGAAATTAGCAACATCGATGGTGAACATCAATTTGAAGTATTGTCTACCAACGGTGACACATTCTTGGGCGGTGAAGATTTCGATCAACGCCTAATGGACTACATCATTGATGAATTCATGAAAGAAAGTGGTGTTGATCTAAGCAAAGATGTATTGGCCTTACAACGCCTTAAAGAATCAGCTGAAAAAGCCAAGATTGAACTGTCAAGTTCTGCTCAGACTACTGTAAACTTACCATATGTTACTGCCGATGCCACAGGTCCTAAACACCTAAATGTAAACATCACACGTGCTAAGTTTGAATCATTAGTAGAAGAATTAATCACTCGATCAATTGAACCATGTAAAACTGCTCTCAAAGATGCAGGTATTAGTGCCGCTGATATTAGTGATGTGATCTTAGTTGGTGGCCAGACACGCATGCCAAAAGTGCAGGAAGCAGTCAAAGAATTGTTTGGACGTGAGCCACGTAAAGATGTTAACCCAGATGAAGCAGTGGCAGTTGGTGCGGCTATCCAAGGTGCTGTGCTAGCAGGCGATAAAACTGACGTTCTATTATTAGATGTGACTCCCTTATCATTGGGTATCGAAACAGTTGGCGGTGTGTTCACTAAACTAATCAAGAAAAACACAACTATTCCTACCAAGGTCAGCCAAACGTTCTCAACAGCTGATGACAATCAACCAGCTGTGACAGTTAATATCGCACAAGGTGAGCGTGAGTTTATCAAGGACAACAAGAAACTTGGCGAATTTAATCTTGAGGGCATTGAACCTGCACCACGTGGTGTTCCAGCTATCGAGATCACATTGGATATTGATGCTAATGGTATCTTGAAGGTAACTGCTCGAGACAAGAAAACTGGCAAAGAAAATAAAGTTACTATCAAGGCTAATTCAGGACTTACAGAAGATGAGATCGAAAAAATGGTCCAAGACGCCGAAGCCAATGCCGAAGCTGATAAGAAAGCACGTGCATTAGTTGACAGCCGCAATCAAGCTGATCAACAGATCCACAGCGTTAATAAGAATCTAAAAGAGTATGGTGATAAGATCACAGCTGAAGAAAAGGCCAAGATCGAAGAAGCCGTTAAAGCACTTGAAACTGCTAAAGAAGGTGAAGACATCACTGCTATCACTGATCAATTGGTTAAAGTGCAAGAAGCATCAGCACCATTATTCAAAGTGTTCCAAGAAGCAGAATCTGCTAAATCCGCAGAAGTGCAACCAGGAGCAGAACAGGATTCAGCTAAACCAGACAATGTAGTTGATGCTGAGTTTACTGAAGTTAAGAAGGATGCCGAATAAGGGTCCTTCCGTTATTTTTGCTTAATTAAGGAGAATAAGCTATGAAACAAGTATATGTAAATTCGTTAGATATTCCAACGCTACAGAGATTTGCAGTTGGGTTTGACCGCATGTTTGATGAACTGGCTCGCACAGCAGGATCATTGAATGCTACAAATTATCCACCCTACAATATTATTCGTCGAGGTGAAACAGAGTATGCTATTGAAGTTGCAGTAGCAGGTTTCGAAGAAAAAGAACTTGACGTTGAAGTAGTTAACAATGAACTAGTTATCTCGGGTAATAAAGCCATAGAAGCAGATGGTGAATATTTATATCAAGGTATCGCCGGTCGCAACTTTAATCGCACATTTGCTCTATTTGAAAATGTAGAAGTCAAAGGTGCACAGGTCAAGAACGGTATCTTAACTGTTACTTTGGAACATATCATTCCAGAGTCAGCTAAACCAAAAAAGATTGCAATTACCTTTCAGAAGTAGTATAATTAATAGTGTGGGCAGTAGAAATACTGCCCTGCTATTCTAATAATAATGTCAATAGTAAAGGAAATTATGGGTACCAAAGCGGTAACAAAGACAAGACCAATACCTAATCTTGATCTAAAAGAACCTCCGATGTATAAGGTAATTTATATCAATGATAATGTGACTACTATGGAATTTGTAGTAGAAACATTAGTAACTATCTTTAATCATTCGCCAGAAACTGCAGAGGCTGTTACCTTAAAGATACATGAAGAAGGTGCAGGCACTGCGGCAGTATTACCATATGAAATGGCTGAACAGAAGGGTGTTGAAGTAACACAACTAGCACGCAATAATGGTTTTCCCTTACAGATTAAATTAGAACCAGAAGAATGATATTCAACAAAGTCCAGGAATTAAAATCACAAGGCCTACGCATAGGATTCACAGCCAGTCAGTTTGACATGTTGCACGCCGGACACGTTGCTATGTTAAGTGAGGCAAAAAATCATTGTGATTATCTTATCGCTGGACTACAAAACAATGCATCTTGGGATCGTCCTGAAAAGAATGCACCAATACAATCAATCGTAGAACGCCAGATACAACTAGCAGCCACACGCTACGTAGATGAAATAGTGGTATATAACACAGAAAAAGATCTAGAAGATATCTTGCTGACATTGCCTATTGATGTGCGTATACTAGGCGTGGAATATCAAGACAAAGAATTCACAGGTAAGGATATCTGTAACAAACGCAACATTAAATTAATCTTTAACAGCCGTGATCACAGTTTTAGTTCCAGCAGTTTACGTAAACGTGTAGCCGAAGCAGAAAGACAAAAATAATGGATATAATGCTAGATTTAGAAACACTGAGCACACGCCCAGATGCTACTATATTGACATTTGGTGCTTGTAAGTTTAGTCCTTATAAAAAGCATGATATAGTAGATGGTATTTACTTTCGTATATCAGTTGATGAACAGATTGCTCTTGGACGCCATGTGGATGACAATACTGTTGAATGGTGGGGACGCCAAGCAGATGATGTTCGTGAAGAAGCACTAGGTGATGGAAACCGTATTTCATTAGAGCAGTTTACACAAGAATTAAATAGATTTATAGTAGGCGCTGACAACATCTGGGCACAGGGTCCTGTGTTTGATATTGTTATCCTAGAAAACCTTTATCGCCAAATGGGATTGCCTTGCCCATGGCAGTTCTGGCAGATCCGTGATAGCCGCACATTACTAAGCACACACGGTGACCCCCGAGATAAAAACAAGGCAGGACTGCATAATGCCTTAGAAGATTGTGTCAGCCAAGCGCAGGCAGTCCAAACCGTATTTGAACGATGCGGTATTACGGAGAAACGTTAAGTGGATATTATATTTGGTAGAGAAAACGCAGAAAAACTTAGACAAAAATACACAGTTTTGGATTTAGAAACTATCAACAAAGAAGGTCACGAAATAGAAGTATTCTGTTTAATAGGTGCCGATAAGATCTCGATTGGTGATTTACCACAGTTAGAACAATGGATTAATCTGCATAACGATTTCCTAAACGGATACCACAAGAAAGAATATAATTACTGCCGCCAATGTATCGAACATCTTATGGGCAAATTTGGTGGTGAAGTAGATACATTCTACGAAGAAATCCTCAAGCGCATTGACGCCGCAGAAGCGGTATCTGACTAGTTTAGTCAACAAATAATACATAGTTAATTAATCGCGACTCCGGTTAAATAGTAATAAGGAGCCGAGAAAATGAAACAATGTATTTCATTCCTAATTCTATCTTTAGCAGTTACAGCATCTGCACAGCCTCTGCCTGACTTTACGTTTAAAAGTCCAAGTTTTAACGGTAATGGCTACAGTGCCCATATACTCACGATTGAAAATCAAGAGCATAATCGCAGAGATGCCATACAAAAAGAAATACAGGCTAAATTAGAAAAGGAAGCTAATGAAGCTAAAAACACCAATATAGCCAAGTTCATGAA